ATCTCCAAATTTTGTAACATTTCTAAGTTTTTCTTCATCCATTGCAATTGGTTCTACTGTTGTAACACCTGACATATGAATTTTATAAGTATGATTTGCAGCAACCAAAAGTAAAATTGCAAGAGGATCAAATACACATATTAACACAATAATAATCCACTTTACAGCTTTTTCAATGGTTTCATAATCATTTATTTCATAAATCAACTCAGCAACATATCGAATTGCACCAATTTCAGCATTGCCTTTGTTCTTTTCTACTTTGAGTGGCAGAATCTCTTTTGTTAAATTCTCAATCTTATTCTGCGTATCTGAAATCTGTCTCTCCAATTTTTGATTGGGTTGAGCATATCCAGCAGATTGCTTAAGTAAAATCTCCAGTCTATTTTTTTCAATAGAAAGTCTCTCGTTAAGGTTGTCGATTCTTGTAGAATTGGTAACATAATCCACACCTGAACCAGAATGAGACTGGGACAAATAACCAAAAATGCCAAGACTAGTAATGACACTAAGAATGATAACAGTAGCAGTGAAATAAACCCGCAAAGTAATGTGAATACTATGCCAATAACGATAGAGAAAAGATGCAGTAACAAGTTTGCCCAATTCAAGTGAACCTCCCATAATTGCAATTGCTATAGGGCTTGCTGTGAAAATCGACACTAAACCTACAATAGAAAAATATGCTGCAACTGCTGATATACCTATAGCAGTAAAAAATAACAGTAACGAAAAAATCATCGTGTTAGTGACAATACTTTGTCAATTTGTTCTTGAATTTTTTCTTTTCTATTAGGCCAGTAAATATATTCTTTGTCTGGATTCTTCATCAAATTAACAAGTAACGGCATAATCAACTGTTCTAATTGCATAAGTTTTCCCTTTACTTCTTCCTGCATTTTTTCGCGCTCTGCATTTAAACCTAATTTGCTTGTGTTATACAAATTTAGAATTTCATCTAGTTTAGATTCTAAACGCGCAACACTTTCAACCGATTGAGTTACGGTTTCACGAATAACTGTAGTCTCTAGTGTATCAGGATTTACTGTAGGTGTCAATGCAGTTTCATCTACCGCAGTAAAACCAAAATCATCTTCCTGTCTAAAGGTTAAATATTCCGCTGGTATATTTCTGATTATCATACAAAAAAACTCTCCAATGTTGATTTCTTTTCTGTGGTCCAACCCATTGTGCCAACAATGATTCGTAGTGGTTCAAGATACGCTTTCTCGAACTGTATGTCATAATCAATATACTTTTCGAGATTCAATTCTTTTGGTAGAACATTCAGAACTGATAACACATTCTCTTGAATTGGGTTTGGTACTTTCATATAACAAAACTTAATTTTATCGCCGTCTTTAATCAGTTGATATTTCTTAGTGAGTTTGTTCTTTTCCAACAACGAATTAAAGACTATTGCGCCTCTTACATGTATAGGTGTTCCTTTGCTATACAATTCAAGAGAATTCTTATATTTAGTCATGTCAGAAATTCCTCGCGGAAAAGCAATGTCTTCAAACGGAAGAGTTTTGAATTCATTATGAAAATCATCAACAAATCGGTGAAACTTAGACTCATCACCTTTCATCACAACCTTGAGTGCTTCTTTAATCTTTTCGCGACACGCTCTTGGCGTGGAAGATTTAACTGCTTCAATGCCAGACATCTTAAGTTTCGCATTTTCATAGCGAACGCCCTCAGAGTCCCATACGTTTAGAATGTATCGTTTCTTTGCGGTCCAGATGCCTTTATCTGCAATGACTTCTCTCTTCATGAACATCTTTTGTGCGTATGCATTCATTCGATCCGCGAGTTCTTCGAATGCTTTGTCGATGAACGGTTCAATTTTTTCTGAACACGCTTTGTCGATAAAGTCAACAATTTTTTCTTTCGGCGTATTCTTCGATCCGTAGACCATATCCACCAGCGGACCCAAATTAAGATATACAGAGTCCGTATCTGATGCGATAACATAATCCACCTCACTTGTCTTCAATAATTTATTCATGTATTGATTGAGTTTCATTCCAATCCAACGAATCGAAAGTTGACCAGACAAGGTAATGCCTTCTGCTTGTCGAATATCAAAGAATCGAAAATACTGATTGCCAAGAGCACCATAAGCGGAGTTCAATTGAATTTTCTTCGCCATCTGAATGTTCTTGTATTTCGAAATTTGATTTTGAATTTCAAATCTTTGTGATTTATCTTTTGTCTTTTCAAGTTCTTTTTGTGCATCAATCATTTTATTTTTATAAAGAACACGATCATCATACATGCGTTGCATCATTTCAGGCAGAAAGCCTTGAATGTCTTTGCGAAAGTATTGGCCATTTGCAGTCATGCAATATTCACCATCTGCGCTGTCATTACCTTCAAGCAAACCATCAACTGTCACTTGCTTACGCATACCAGATACGATTGTGTCTGGTGATACATTGTATTGCATAATCAAATGTGGATACAAACTGTTTAAGTCAAAAGACACAACCCATTCATACATACCTGGCATTGGTTCTTTTACATATGCACCAGCATATTGTTCATCTTTAGCAGAATGCTTATTCTGTGGTACGACAATATTTTTTTTAATCAAATGATTGTGAATCAAAGTATCCCACATGCGTACCTGCGTGAACACATCAGTTAGATTAACTTTTGCGTCATATGCAAGTGCAAGCACCATATTGATGAATTTCATTTTTTCATCGAGTCGGTTGACAAGTTCCACATCTTTGATGTTATAGTCAATAAATTTTTGATAATCAAATCTATAGAGTTGGTGTAGGCTTTCATATTCTGAATAATCCAATTTTTGTTCGTCAAGTTCAATGGTTGCAATTGTATCAAGACGATAGTTTTCTTGCTGTGTGTATGTAAATTTTTTATAGAGTTCTAGATAGTCTAGAATTGCAATGCCTACAAGGTCAAATGCAGTTTGTTGTTTGTTATGAATTGTAGTGGTGCGTTCACCAATTCTACGCCATGGAGAAAGTTTCTTCGCTTCGTCTTCATTCATTACTCGGCATATGCGATTATAGATATATGGAATATCAAAGAACTGAATGTTCCAACCAGTTACAATATCAGCATCTAAAAAATTCCATAATTCTAAAAATTTTTTAAGTAAATGATATTCATCTTTACACTTCGTATATGTCACATCTGTGCGAGTGTTATTGTAGTCGCCACAACCAATGACATAGAAGTGTCCTGCAACACACATAGTAATTGCAGTAATTGGTTCCGATGCTTGATCAGGTTCAGGAAATCCATTCTCCGAACCAACTTCAATATCGATGTTTATAATCTTTAAAAGATTAGGATCGTAATCAACTTTGCCTTGATATATCTCATTGATATACACATAAGGAAAGTTTGTTGAGCCATAGATTTTGAAATTCTCTACAGTTTCATACTGACGAATGAATTCACTTGCATCGCGCAACGAACCCATTTGTGTTGGCGAAACATAGTTGCCGTCTAGAGTTTTAAACTCAGTCGGCTTTTGCGAAGGAAGATAAAGAGTAGGATTATATTCTACTTTGTTTGCAAATCTCTTACCATTGCGATATCCGCGAACAAGAATATTGTTACCGTATTTTGTAAAGTGCGTATAAAATTTCATTCTCAAATAATCAACGATTGTTTAGGTGGTACAACGATACCTGATCCGTAAACCTCATTATATCTGTTTTTTATCTCGGTTGCAACTGTTACGTCATACAAAACGTGAGAATTTTTTACGCTGATAACTTTTTGTTCAGAAAAAATCAACATCGGTTGAATTTGAAGATTTGCTTTACCGTTTGGTGCCATAGCAAGTCCAAGCACAACAGGATTTTCAATTCGATAATTGTCGCCTTCGATTGTAAGATCGCCAACAACATCTTCACCAGTAATAAGTCGAATAAGTCTCAAATTCATAATTTTCTCCATGTTAAAAAAGAATGGGGGCAGCAGCGCCCCCATTTATTTAGGCTTAGATGGTTACTTTAAACTTCTCAGGATAGTTTAGTCGTTCCCATTCTTCATCCGTTACTGGCCACCAGTTCATCTTACACCTCTCTTATTGAAAAGGATTTTTTCTTCCTTTGCTTTAAGATCAGCGTGATCGACTGCTGTATGCAGACTAGGATGAATTTCTCCCGTTGCCCTATAGTGCCTACCGGCTACTATGCCTTCTAGAATACTAGAAAGAATTTCTTTTATCTTTTTTAGCATATGTCACCCGATTAAAGTTCAGGTGCTTCTACTAAAAATTCCTTTTTAGATTTATTAGAAGTTCCTTCGGTTTCTTTTACTTCGATTTTCTTTGGCTTCTTGTGTTCAGGAATAATACGCTCTAGTGCAATTTTCAACATGCCGTTGACAAGTGCCGCATCTTGAATTTCAATCTTATCATCTAATGCAAAAGTGCGTGTAAATGCACGATTTGCAATGCCTTTGAAAAGAAAGTTGTCGTTATCGTCACTAGAATTTCCTGTAATGATAAGTTTGTTATCCTCAAGTGTGATTTCAATATCCTGTTTTGCAAACCCTGCTACTGCAATTTCAATAGAATAGGTGTTTTCGCCGGTCTTACGAATATTGTATGGGGGATAGTTTGGAATTGCTTTAGTCACATCATCATGCATTTTCGCAAGACGATTGTATGTATCATCGAATCCAACAAAAAACTTGTCAAAATCTTTGAATTGACCAAAAATTGAAGGTAATTGTGTCATAGTTTTCTCCTTAATTAAGCGAGTGAATTAAAATTGCCACCCCAAAGGCATGGCAGGTAGTTTTACCTAGGTTACCCAGCCTAGTTCCCATTTTAGTGGGTATATTTATTTATACTGCAATATATGCCTGGGAGCCGTCAATTGCACGGCGAGAAACAAAATAAGTTGTGTTTCCAGCAGTATTGATAGTCTTACGAACATTGAGGCCTGCTTGACGCAGATCGCTCATTCGTGCGCGAAGATTCTTGACTCCGAACAATGCGCGAGCCTGAGGTGCGCTAATTCCACGCCCTGTGCCGCGAAGATACGAAACCAGAAGTTCATTTTGGGTCTTACTAGATTTAACGAATGCCATAGTTATTTCCTCATATTAAATTTCAAAAATTGCTAAGTAGGTCTTAGCACCCATACTCCTTCCGGAGATTCTGTGTATTATACATTATTAGTATATAATTGTCAAATTTCTTTCTTTTTTCCTATATTATATTTTGTAACTAACTGCCATTCATTTTTCTCTTTGTGAGAAATAATTTTAATTTGAGATAAAGGTGCGACTGGCTGTTCTGCTTTGTTTTTATTTACAATTTCAACTAAACCCCATTCGGCTAAAAGATTTGCAATGGTATTTCTACGTCCCATATCATTATCTTCAAAATCGGTACTTTTTCCATCTAGTGCAAAGAGTTCTTTGAAATGAACGATATAATATTTGCCACGTTTGTGCAAAATATGACAAGATTGATATAAGGTTTTGTCTTTGCGTGATGCAACACCAATGCGCGTCAATGTTTCTTTGACTTTCAAAAAATCATCTTCTTTTTTTAATCTAATCTCCAATAAATCCTCAATTTCAATCGCCATTATTTTTCTCCTTGGTCTTCAACCCACCCTTTTGTAGTTTTTCCTTCATAAAAATGAGTTGGCCAGGAGTTATTAAATTAGCAACTTGCTTTGCTTTTGCGTAACTATAGTCATAGTATTCAGATATGACTTTAATATCTTCGACCAACTCATTTTTAAGCCACTTGCTATATCGCTTTCGTGACCTGACACTATTTAGTAAATATGCAAATTGAGGTTTGTTGTCAAGGATATGTAAACGATTCATCTCATTTGCATAGAGAATCGTGTCTGGAAAGAATGAAAGACCGCGATTTACGATGAACCCAGTATACGCCTTTTCTGCAAGTTCATCATTCTCAGAGTCTGTCATCAAGTCTTTTTTAGTTTCATTAATTGCTTTGATAAAGTCAAATGGTGTCATTTGAATTCACAAGAAGCCATCACTTCAGTTAAAAAGGCAGCGAAATTGATTTCTTGATCAACAACAAATGCTGACTTGTATTGATATTCGCCGAGAATCAATACCATTTGAGGTACGCTTTTTGGTGCAAGATACTCATGACAACCATCAAACATTCTACGAAAGAGAACGTTCGGTTCATTATCAAGATTATCGTTGACCCACTTACGCATTGCATTGAAGTCTTTTTCTTTCAACATCTTCATAAGAGACTTCGTATTGTCTTCAGTTAGATTAGAAAGAAGACCGGCGTCAATCTTGCCTGTTGCTGAGTATCGCTGAATTTCATTCAACACCCTGCGCCAGTCAGGAAAATACTTCATGATAACTTCTGCAACAACCTTTTGTTCGAATTCTACTTTCTCGGTTTCAAGAATTCCTGTCACTCGCTTCATGAATTGTGAAGCAAGTTTAGGCTTGTCTGCTGCCTTTATCTTAAATGGTACAACGGAGCACCGACTGTGGAGAGGGGCGATGATACGATTAAGAAAGTTGCAAGTAAGGATAAACCCACAATTAGCAGAAAACTCTTCCATGAAGTTCCGTAGCGCGGGTTGAGTAGATTGAGGATTAAGGTAATCAGCCTCATCAAGAATGACATATTTACGTCCGCCTGAAAAAGAAACGGTTGATGCAAAATTTTTGATTTCATTTCGTAGGGTGTCGATATTACCATTCATAGAACCATTGATTACAATGTAAGAACAATCAAGTTCTTCGAGCATTGCCTTTGCAATTGTAGTCTTGCCTACGCCAGGACCACCTGCAAGAATAAGATTTGGTACATTTTTATTGTTTACGAATTCCTGAAATGTTGCTTTCAGGTCCGCAGGAAGAATAGTGTCTTCAACTTTCTTCGGACGATACTTTTCTACCCATAAGAAATCTGGTATCATTTTTCACCCCACCATAACATAGAATAGATATTCTAACACAATGAATGTTAGAATGCAAAATACTTAACCTTCGTATTTCGAACCTGATTCAAGAGCAACCCAATATTCGATTGAGTCTTTGTCGTTTTTAAAGTGCGCGAAGCCTTTCGATGAAATTGAAACATCATAATTGCCTAACACCATCTTGAGATTTTCTGTTGCAAAAATCATTCTGAAATTTGCTTCAGTTTCACCAACTTTAATAGAAAAAGAATCGGATTCATCATTTTTGACATCTAGTGTAGAGATTGAAATATTTTTACCGTCACCAACTACTGCAATATTAGGTAATCCTAAAATGCCTGATAGTTTCAAAACTTGATTGAAATTATCCTTTGTTAGTTTGAAATTCACCTCTGCGTTTTCCAACTTAAGTTCTTTATTCGGCGGTGCGACAATCATAGATTCGTCTGAAAGACCGTATGTAGTTTTTGACAAACCTGATTTTACTATCAAATTTTTCTTTTCTGCGTTTATAGAAATCTCTGGAGTTTCTAATGATGTAATTAAAGCAAGAAAACGATTCAAGTCATAAATGACAAATTCAGAATCAAAATTCTCAGGCACGATTGCCTTTGCTAAAACATTTTGTTGCTTAGAAATTGTTCGAATCGTAGAACCTGCTTTAATTTGAATACCAGAATTAATTGTAGCGAAGTTCTTCAAAACACCGACTGTATTTTCACTTAGTTTCATCTTTCACCTCATTCAAGTCATGAACATATAACATAATCATAGCATAATGTAAGACTTTTAGCAAGTCCTTGCGATTCTTACCTTCTTTTTTACCGTATCGTTGTGCATACTTCAAAATGTTTCCAATGCAGAATCCTTCGCCGTGACCTCCATCAATGATAAATTCTGTTGCTTGAAAACGATTTTGAGAATAATGCTGTCCATAAGTGGAATCAATATAGTCTTTCAATTCGGCAAGAAGTTTGCCTTCATTATAACGATATTCAATCACCTTTTATTCCTATTTTTTCTTAGATTTTTTCACTTCAGATGGCTTTGAAATTGCGACAGGGTTTAAAGTTTCTTTAGCATCTTTTTTTGCGACATCTTGTCCTGCTGTTGGTGAAGCGCCAATCGCAGCAAGTGCTTGCAAAGATCCACCAAAGATATAAGATCCTGCATGTTTCAATCTCATCCAAGGGAGCAACCAAACCTTAAGTCCTGCTTTGCGCGACCATTGACAAAACATATAGTCTTCTGAAAGGTAACGTCTAGAGTCTGGATCAATAGGACAATCGAAATATGCTGTAATTTCGCGAGAGCCATCAAAGTGTGTAGTGCGAACATGATCTGGACGATATCTCTGTCCTGGATATGCTTCATCAAATTTTTCAAAGGTGGTTCTTTTAATTAACATGAATCCAGTTCCACCTTCTTTTACTTCAATAGGTTCATCAATTCTAAATTGAGTAATTCCTTCCGCCGGATTAAAAACATAGTCTCCAACAAACTCTTCCAGTTGATTTGGATTTTTGTCTGCGTACCCTTTGTCAACTGCTCGTTTAATTTTTTCCCAAGAAATTGCTTTCTTTGGATATGGTCCACATAGAATGTCCATATTGTCATTGTTGACTGCAAAATGCATCATCACAAGAATGTCTTGTGCTTCAAAATGAATATCGCTATCAATAAACATTAAATAATCAAATTCACTTCGCATGAATTCGTCTGCTAAATAATTTCGCGCACGTTGTACCAATGATTCGTTGAAGATAAAAAATAGTTTCGCTTCAACACCATATTTGGTGCAAAGAATCATTAGGTCGGAAATTGCTTTGGTATAAGCACCATGACATTGCCCACCATACATTGGTGTTGCGATAAACAATTTCTTGGTGCGGAGTTGTGCTAAGTCAAGTTCAAATTTCATAATTTCTCCATAGTTTATTAATTATGATACATTTATATATACAAAAAGATGCCACAATTTGTGGCATCTTTTAATTCGTTTTAATTTTTATTAGAATGGAATCTCTTCTTCAGTTTTTTCAGTTTTCACTTCGGCAATATTCTCTGGAGTTGCACTAGGATCAATACCAGCATCAATCTTGGTGTAAAGATCAAGGAATGAATTTTTTGTCTCTGCATCGAAACGATTGATACAGTATTGAATTGCGTCCATCTTATCACCAAAGATTGTGTATGCTTCAGCAATGTGAACAAGACGGCGAGTGGAAATCAATTCATCGATTGCACCCTCTTCGAATGTTTTACGAATGATATCAGCCCACTTTACAAGATTGGTTGCAAATTCTTTGTCTTCGATACCGAGGCTATCGAACATCTTAGCAAGAATCTTTGTCTCAACTTTTGTATCAGGATATTCTTGTTCGACAGTAATTGGAAAACGCTCAAGGAATGCATCATCAAGAATTGTAGCAGCCATGTAGCGGCCAGTCTCATCACCTTTACCCTTGGTATTAGCAGTAGCAACAATGTTGAAACCTTTGAGCGGCTCAACGAATTCGCCAGTTTTCTTGATCAAAACACCCTTGCCTTCAAGGACGCCTTGCATACACATAAGTTTATTTGAACCTCTGTCAATTTCATCAAGCACAAGGACAGAGCCTCGCTTCATTGCCTGAATGACTGGACCATCGAACC